TGCGGCAAATCGGCAGTTTTACGGTAACACCATTCAATGTACCGCATGATACGGAAATCGAGTGTTATGGCTATTTAATCGAGCATGAGGAAATGGGTAAGCTGCTATTCCTAACCGACTTGGAATATTGCAGATATGACTTTTCCAACATGAAGGTTGAGCATATCATGGTTGAAGCCAATTATAGCATGGACTTGGTAGACCGGAATGAACCGAACTATGAACACCGTTTGCGAGGTCATATGAGCCTTTATACGGCACTTAAATTTATTCAGAAGAACGACAACCCAGCTTTACGAAATGTCGTTTTAATACACTTATCGGACACAAGCGGAGATCCCGCGTTATTCCTACAACGAACGAAAAAAACAATTAAATATGGAGCAAATGTTTATGTTGCAGAAAAAGGACTAGAGGTTGATATGAACCTTTGTCCGTTCTGAAAGGAGAAAAGATGAAATTATACATTTACAGATTTTGGGGCGATGAATTTTCTTGTAGAGAAGTAGACGTAGAAGAAAAGCCAAAAACGTATATCATTACTGAAGAATCTGAATTTGAATATAAAGGACAGAGAATCCGCAAGGACGAAATTGGTGTGTTAAGCGGTTACAGCCGGGATAGGGTCATTCTGACGGAGAAAAACAAGAAAAAAGCTGTTGAAATGCTTATTAGCAGGCAGGGCACTATTGTTGAGAGTGCCGAGTACGTCTTGAATATGAAGAGAAAAAACTTGAGACCATCAAAGCGGAACTTGAAAAAGAATAATTAGGTTGCAACACCTTGGCGAAAGCCTAAAAGAAACTATCTTGTTTGGCGAATAGTTACCACAAACCTTATTGAAAGCCATGTTTTGGCGGTGCGTTTACCGTGCCGCCCTTACAAAAGATTGGAGGTAAAAATTGAAATTATGTGAATACTGTATGGCTGAATTTGAGCCGAAGCGACCAGATCAAAAATACTGTAGACCAGAATGCGCAAGAAGATCTGCGCAGTTTAGAAATTTTAAAAAGGCTGGAAGAATTGTGTATACAAGAATATGCCCGAAATGCGGCAGACTGTTTATGACGATAGATGAACGAAAAGTTGATTGCCAAGACTGCATCGGCAATGAAGTTAAAGAACGATTGAGAAAGCCAAAGAAAAAGGATGATGCAATCAAGGCTGTGAATCATATGGCACGCGCCTCCGGAATGAGCTACGGAAAGTTTGTGGCTCAAATGAGCATGAAGCCATTGGAGAGGAAGTGAATGAGTTGGATTATAAGAAATTCAGACAGGCAAAAGCCATCGAAGCCAAGAACAAGCAGAAGTGGCTTGCGTTGAATCCAAAGCTTAATGACAAAAGTGGAATATATTTCTTACTCCGAGAAGATGAAAATGGATTTAAGTATGCGTATATCGGGCAAGCGCTGCGTATAATCAACAGACTGTGTAGCCACCTTGCAGGCTTTGACCAGCACATAGACCTTAGTTTACGCAAGCATAAGTTGTACAACGAGAGCGATAACCCTTATGGTTGGCGAGTTGAATTTCTGAATTTTCCGGAGAACCAGCTTGACGATAAAGAAAAGTATTACATCAAACTGTATGCAGATAAAGGTTATCAGCTTAGAAATGTCAGTTTAGGCGGGCAAGGAGAAAATCGTGCTAGTGGCTCAATAGGAGAAAGAAAAGCGCCTAAAGGCTATATGCAGGGCATACAACAGGGCAAAAAGACTCTTGCCAAGGAATTATCGCATATCGCTGAAAAGCACCTTGAAATCCGTTTAAAGCCGGAGAAACAGGGTAACAAAGTTTCTGAAAAACAGTATGAGAAGTTTATGACTTTGATTTCTGAAAGTACATATGAGGAGAGTGATTAAATGGCAGAAGTCAAGTGGATTAAGATCACAACAGATGTCTTTGATGATGAAAAGATTCTGCTGATTGAGAGTATGCCGAGTGCGGATAGCATCATTACGATTTGGTTCAAACTTCTCATTCTTGCTGGAAAACAGAATAACAACGGTGTGTTTATGATGAGCAACAAATTACCGTTCACGGATGAAATGCTTGCCACCATTTTTCGCAGAGATTTAAACACGGTAAGGCTTGCGCTTAAGACCTTTGAAGAGTTTGGAATGATTGAAGTTGTTGACAGCGTGATAACGATTCCGAATTGGAATAAGCACCAGACACTTGATGCTTATGAGAAGAAAAAGGAACGTGACAGGCTATATCAGCAGAACCGCAGAAAGAAACAGAAAAATCTAATTGAACAAAAATCGCCCGATAAATCGTCTGACGTCGCTGTTTCAGATAAAGAAGAAGAAAAAGAAGAAGATAAAGAGAAAGAAAATATAAAAGAAAATTCGCTGTCGACCGATTCCGGAGATTTTTTTGATTTTGACGATGCATGGAAAAAGACTTTTAGTATATACCCCAAGAAAACAGCGTACACTGCCTCTAAAACAGCTTGGATGGATAAAGTGCTAGAAGTTATCGAAGAGAACCAACCAGACATTGCACGGCTGTTATACAAAGCCACAGAAGCATATTTGAGTGACTATCAAGAAAAGAACCCGGACGATACGGATTTTCGGTACATTCCAAAATATGTTGATTGGCTGAAAAATGATTGCGACTATTGGTTGCAGATTGCAGAGAAACGAGGTGATTGCAGTTGACAGAAGCAGAGTTCGGAGTGATCGGGTGCGTATTGATTGACAATGATGTGCTAAATAACATCTGGCGAACACTGAAACCGGAAATGTTTAGTTCGGAATTTGCACAGGATACATACAAAGAAATGCTTGCTATGTATGACCGGAATGAAAGTATAGATCCTATGTCCTTGTCAATGGCACTTGAAAGCCACAAATACGCACAGGAACAGATTAGCGAATTGATGAAATACTGTATTACCGGAACAATCACTTCAACCATGGTTAAAAGTTATGCCGATGCGGTTGCGAAAGAATACAAAGCAAGAACGGTTCGTGACATGTATCAGAAATCCAGTTTAAAACCATGCGACATTGATGATACAATCAGCGATCTTCTTACAAGACTTGAACATTTGCAAGAGGGAAAGGAAGTAAAGTTAAAACCAATTAAGCAGATTTCAGTTGAGAATAAAGACAAATATTTCAACGAAAGTGTTGGAGAGGGCGGTATAAAAATCGGGTTATCGCAACTTGATGATGCACTTGGCGATCTTGAACGAGGCGATGTAACAGTAATTGCTGCAAGACCGGCAGTCGGAAAATCCGCACTCACAACGCAGATTATTGGGAATATGGCAAAAAAGGGACTTAAAGTCGCATATTTCAATTTGGAAATGAGCGATAAACAGGTGTATGAACGATTTATTTCAAGACTTGCGGAAATCGGCTTAACGAGAATCAGAAGGGCAAAAGCGTTTCTTGGTGATGAACAGGAAAAATTTAACCAAGCAAATGAAGAAATGAGTGATTATCAATTATGGATTGCATCCGGAACCGTATCTCCGAGAGAAATAAAGTCAGAATGCAGACACCAAAACTTTGACGTTATCGTTGTTGACTATCTGCAATTGCTTATGCCGGATAACAGATATTCCGGAAGAAATGAAGAAGTAGCATCAATTTCAAGAGGTTTAAAATCGGTTGCAAGAGACTTAAATACACATTCGCAGATAACAAGGGCTTCCGAAAGCAGAGACACAAAAGAGCCTACCATGGCAGAGTTGAGGGAATCCGGAGCAATCGAACAGGATGCGTCAAACATAATTATGCTGTGGAATCTATCAGACAATGACAAGGGAGCCAAGGGCGTAAAAATCGAGAAGAACAGGCAGGGAATGACAATGCGTGAAGCAATGGAGTTTGATGGAGATCACATGAAGTTTGTTGAAATCGAAAAACCATTCAATGATGTTGTTGCGGAAATTAAAAAGAAAGAACGTGGGGACGGATTCAAGCCATACAATGGCGATTGTCCGTTTTAGAGGTAGCGGCTATGGCAAGTGCAAAGATCGAAAAGGGTTCGGAAGAATGGCAAGTATTTATGGATTATTGGCAATTCATTCAGAAATACTATTCACCGGACAGAACTGATTCTTGGTGGGATGAAGTTGTAAAAGCCGGAGAATCATTGATAAACAAATACAAAGGAATGGAGATTGAAGAACGTGCAAGACAGCTTGTGTTGAGCCATTTTGCATGGTTGGAAATCACATACAGAAAGGAGAAATCAAAGAAATGAGCAATGCGTTGAGACGGAAGAAAAAACCTGCATTTTACACAAAACAGGAAATGCGGATTATTGGGCGAAATGATTTTGAAAAGAGAAATGCTGATAAGGTTATAGCAAAATCATACAAAGATTTTGCCGTGATTGGGTACATAATTTTGCATGATAAGTTTGGTTTCGGGCAGGCAAGAATCATCCGGTTGCAGGATTTTTTGAAATCCTACTTAGATGAAGCAGCATCCGGTGGAAATACCGGAAAGGACTTGTCTGTTTATCTGAAAAGTAAATACGAAATCGACATCAAAGAGGAAGTCGGGAAAATTCCACAGAGACAGTTAATGAACCTGTATGCAAAGAAAGGTTTCTGCATCGAGCGTGAAGCATACAGGCTTTCCAGCGCATCTTTGTTTAACTATTTTGCGCTGACACTTACGATTCTGAAAAAGGAGTTTAAGATAACAGCGAAACAGTTGCAATATTTCTTGGAAAAATTCATCGACTACATTGACACACTGGATAATTACAAGCAGTTTCAGTTGACGGTGCCGATGATAGCGCAGAGTTTGGCAGATGAGATTAAGTTTATATGTGATTTGGAGGTTTAATATGACGAATAAAGAAAAATACGGAAATGAGATTATAGAACTTGCGACAAACACAGCAGTGTTTGGATTAAAAAATGGAAAGCCTGCAATTTGCGAAGAAATTAAATGTGAAGAGTGTGATTTTTATGAATCAGATTCGTGCAAAGGAAGTACGTATAATTTCCGCGAATGGCTTAATTCAGAATATGTTGAGCCACCTGTTGATTGGACTAAAGTTCCGGTCGATACGCCGATTTTGGTAAGAAATAGCGAAAAAAATTCGTGGGAAAAAAGATATTTTGCAAAATACGAGAACGGAATAGTGTACGCATGGGGATACGGAGCAACATCTTGGAGTGCGCGCGGAAGTGGCGATATAAGCGATTGGAAAATGGCAAAGCTGGCAGAAAGTGAGGGATAGGCATGGAGAGATTAACAGAGCAAACAGCGGATGGAATCTTAGTAAAAGAGAATTACGAGAAAAAATCCTTAAAAACCTTGTATTCGTGCTATGGCGAAAAGCCTAATTCATATTATTCCAACTGCGAAGAAGGTTATTGCGCAATGGAGAAGTTAGCGGATTACGAGGATGCAGAGGAGCAGGGATTACTTCTGCGGTTGCCGTGTGGAATTGGCTCAGATGTATATATAATTCCTAGCAAAATCAATTATGAATTAAATATTTTAAGTCTGCACCCGGAGAACAACAAAGTTTATCATCAGAAAGTAGCCTTGATTACTTTTACAGAAAAAGGATGGTACATGGAGTGTGATAAGGATCGAGAATATGCAACAGACCGAATCCTGTCAGAAAAAATGTACAAGGAAACCTGGTTTTTATCAAAAGAGGAAGCCGAAGCCAAGCTGAAAGAAATGAGAGGTGGAGAGAATGGATAAATTTCTTAAAAGCGTAAGCGAGCGAGACTTTGATAGAAGAATATCGGAAGTTGTTGAAATGCTTGAAGAAAAACAACTCTACGGAACTATCAGTTTGATAAAAGATTTGAAATATTACCTTGACTTAGCCACAAAAGAAAAAGCACACACTTGCGACTTCCAGCACAACAGCAATTCAAGAGATAATGAGCATTGTTGTGGATGCGATAGCAAAGTTTCAGAAAATGATGATACAAAAAACAAAGTTACATCTCTGGAAATTATCGTAAGGACGATAGACAACAAGCCATATTACGAAATCAAGTACAAAAAAGTCGGCGAAGATTATTACCATGTAGGTTACAGTTCATTCAATATTGATAATGTATTGAAATGGCGTGATGAGT